AACATGAAAAGCGAATTGAAGAAGCAAAGAGCGGGCAAGTTTATCTACTGGATTTTGAACCTATCCATGCGTTTGCAGGTATTAGTAAAGGCTCAAAGTACTTAGAAAAAGGTAAAGACTATCTGTGTAATAAACAAGGTAACTTGTACAAAGTTATTCTTATTGAAGATCACTATATTGCCGATTTCTATTCAGAGGGCATATGGGCGGAACGCTTTGATTCTGAAGAAATGACAAGTCGCCGAGAGGAATGTAAAACGCTCAACGAATGGGATTCTCAGTATCAAATGCATGCTAAGCCTGTTGGCAATGTGCGTTTAGATCCAGACAAAATGATTGCATATGATGTAGAGCCTATTTTAAGGCGAGCAAACGGCAAGCACATTATGATGCTTGGTGAACGTCAGATCGTAGGTATGACATGCCGATCAGACCCAAGCTCAGGAAAAACAAAGTCAGATACATCGGCAGTTGAATTGGTTTTACATGATGACCTTGGAAATAAGTATTGGCACCGTTCTATTGAACTAACTGGCCCTGTGGTTGAGACAGATGATTTAGGAAATATTAATGGTGGACAAGTATGGCAGCTTGTAGATCTTATTGAGCAGTTTAATGTTCCAAGAGTGACTATCGAGACCAATGGTATTGGGAACTTCTTCCCTGCGTCATTAAAAGGCGCTTTAAAGAAGCGTCGAATACGCTGTGGTATTGGAGAGCAGCACTCATCTCAGTCAAAAAACAAGCGTATTTTAGAGAGTTTAGAAGGGCCGCTTATCTCTGGAATGCTTTGGGTACACACATCGGTTGTTGACACCCATGAAGGAGAGAATACATCAAAACAGTTCAAGCAAATGCGCATGTTTAATCCTGCAATTACAGAACAAGAAGATGACCACCTTGATGCTTTGGCGGGTGCAATCACTGATCAGCCTGAACGCATCGGCAAAATACACAACAAAGAAGAATATAAAGAAAGCCCTAATTGGAGGACAAATGGTGGTGTGCATGAGGCCACCTTAGACTTTGAATATTAGAGGTAGGCTATGGCAGTACCAGTACAGACACCATCAAAAGAATATACTGCAAATGGAATAACCACAGCGTTTCCATTGGAATTTGATTGTGATAAAGCAGAATACTTGATCGTAACTTTAGATGGAAATGAAGCTCCTGTAGGCTCATGGAGTCTATTGTCCAATACGGTTACTTTTCTTACAGCACCAGTTAATGGAGCTGTAGTGCTTCTTGAGAGAAATACCCCGTATCAACGGACTACCAACTATCAATCATATGACAACTCATTTCGACCAACGCCAGTCAATAAAGACTTTGATTTGATCTGGTGGAAACTCCAAGAGCTTGGTTATCGTGATCAAGTAATTTGGCTTGCTTTGGTCAAAGAGATTTCAGACAGAATCAATGGGGATGAAAATCTACAAACCCAAATCGATGAAATTGACACTTGGCTTGAAAACTTGCAGGAAAATGTTGATCAAAATACTGCTGACATTGAACAATTAGTTAATGATCTGTCAAAAGAAATTGCTGATCGTATTAAGGGCGACCAAATTCTAAAAGACATGTTCCTTTCAATGATTGATGAAGCAATCAATGAAGGCACTATTAATGCATTAGCTATTACCCATGTTGATAGTTTGGCTGCACTTGATGCCATTTCAAACGTGTGGGATGGTCGCACTGTATATGTTAAAGACCTTGGCAATTATCGCTATGATGCATTAACCACTTCTTGGGTGAAGGCTTATCAGGATGCTGGTAATGTAATTGATGGTACCGAACTACAGAAGAAAATTAACGATAAAATAATTCCGAAAGTAGCAAGTATTTCTGAATTAATTAGCATAGTCCCACGAGTTGATGGGTATGTTGTGGATGTTATTTCATATCATGATGGTAAAAATATAGGTGGGGATAAATTTGAATGGAATGCCAGTTTAAGTAAAACTTCACATGATGGTGGGTATATTATTGACCCACTTATACAATTGCCTTTGTTATCTAATTTTAATACTTATTACACACCAAAAAACATAGGTGTTGGTTGTTGGAGGAGGGTTCCTAACGAAAGTATTATCAAGGCTGAGAATTATGGATTGTCAACTGATAGTGACGCTGTTTGGGGGTGTGCAGCCATACAATCGGCGCTTTATAAAGCAGCATCATTCAGTACACCTAAAAACGTAACAATTGGCGCCGGCACCTTTAGAACCACAAATCCTATTATCATTTCTAAAATCCATTCTGCGCAAGGCACTTCAGGTTACTATCGCGTCCCAAAATTAATAGGCTCAGGACGTGGAACAACTGAAATCATTAAGACTACAAATAATAGTGTTGGAGTAGGTTATCTAACTAGTGATGTTGATGCGGTAATCTTTTGTTGCCCGAAAATAGGCGACATTTATTCAATGTATGATGAAATTTCAGGAATCAGTGTTCAGCGGTTTGGTACAATTTTCAATGTGGGTTATGGCTTCTATTTAAGAGCATCCATTTATGGGGAAAGGAAAAATCTTCGGGCGCTTGGTGGTGGTACCGGTTACTTTCAAACTGATTGTTGGATGTCGCAAGTTAATAATATATTAGCTGAAAATAATACTGATCTAGGTATTGGGATTACTTCAGGTACATCTGTGACCGGTCGTAATTTATATGTAACAAGTTGCGCTGGTGTAGGTATTGATCTTGCTGCTTTGACATACAGTGATCTATCTGTACATACAGATGGAGGTGGACACGGAAGTCCTGATGGAAATTATGCAATTAAAGGATCATTAACTCATGGGGTTCGGTTACTAGCTTCTACTGAAGACCACCGCGGAACAGAGTACTACTTCACTAATTCAAAAGGTGTTGTTATCACGGGCCGTAGTTACAACTCACAAAAATTAAGTTCTTCTGGGATTCCAAAAATAAGAATTGATTATGAGTCAAATGTTATTTTTCAAGGCTATGATTGGGAAAAAGTCTTCAACAATAGGACGCAAGCCGAAGCTCAAAATTATATTTTTATGGCAAATCTTGGGACACCCAATTGTGACTTTTCGGGGTGTACTTTTAATAATTATTTTAAAGATTATGTCTATGCTTTGGCTTCAGGGAAATTAAACCGAGGAAAAAGCTCATCGTCGTATAGAGAAGATGATAGAGTAATACGATCCAAGATAGGCTTTATAGGCACTACTTACATAAAGTGTGCATTCATACATGATTGCGGAAGGATATTTATAGAGAAAGCAATAACAACAAATCCTTCATTTGACAGATATTTTGATTTTTCTGCAACAGGTATTGCCAAGTCAGCGATTTCTACAAATTCTGCTACACCCACAAAATTAAGTGCTTCATATTATGATGCGGGTGTTTCAGGACCGATGGCAATTTGGGGGTATGTTGATTTGGATGGGTGGCTATGGGTTCGTCTAGATGTGACTAGTGGCAATAATCTTGAGTATCAATTCATACTTAGAAAGTAACTAAATTCGGAAAAAGCATCCCAAAATGGGATGCTTGGAAAATTAACTTTTTTTATGAAATTTACTTTCTATATATTTGAATGTAATAGAAGCAAAAAAAAATACAGTGTAGAAATAGACAATTGACAAAACAACAATAAAAAATGCGTTGTATATCTCCATCTTTTTTAATAATTGCATAAAAAAGAAAAGGACAACCCCATGAATTAAATAAATACTATAACTTATTTCGCCCAAGAATTGTAAATTTCTATGATTTAAAATACCAAATAGAGCGTTTCCAGATGCAATAGCCATGAAAATAAATCCGCAACTAAAAATAATATATAAGTAAAAAAGATTATATGAACTAATAAAAAATGCTGAAATGAATAATATAATTGATGCTAAAGCCACAGCATCAGATTGCAATATATTTTTAATCTTTTCTTTATTATTTAACTCAATTGCAACATATCCTACATAAAAACATAAAACTGCGCGAGGATCGATATAAACTTTTCCAAATTTTCTTAATAAAAATCCGATAAAAAAAATAAATATAATTGATGTAATTATAATAATGTGCTTGGCTAGATTGCTATCTAATCTTTTAAAGAAAAAAAATAGAATTGGTATAGAAATATAGAGTAAAATTTCCAACTTTAATGTCCATTCAACGCCTTTAGTCATATTTGCTATAGGCAGTACATCATATTGACCAAAAAATAATAACCACTTAATAAATTCAATAGTATTTGTTAAATAACTGTAAGAAGAAATATAATTTATGGCGATATAAATTGTGCAAAAAAGAACTACCGAAAAATAAAGAGGAGCTATTCTCTTAATTCTTCCTATATTAAATTTCTTTATGTTTAAACTATCTTTTTCCAATAATCGATAAAATAGAAAGCCAGATATCATAAAAAATATAGCAACACCTATTTTTCCTGTGTTTGTCGCCTGATTTCCAAATGAAATGATCTCAAAGTAATCTCCATTGTGCTTCCATTCGTTACCTTGATTTATGTGGATATCTTTAAAAAGATGACTAAACATAACTAATGAAGCTAGGACACCACGAATTCCATTCAAAGGATTTTGATTAGCAACAACAATAGATTTTGATAGTGGGATTGGAATTAAGCTAGAAACATAAAAAATTAAAAAAAATAATATTAAGTAATAAGATAAATCCATGTTGTTAAATCCATATTTTTCAAACATTCTACAGAAGAATATCTGTTTTTCAAATTTTTTAAGTGACTTTGAAACACCCAACCGAACCGCACAAGCCTTAGCTTTAAATGAGCTAGGGCTTTTTTATTAGTAGAAATAAGGTATGAGTATGCAAGAAAACGCTATTCCGTGGGTGTTAAAAATCTTTCCAGCTGTAATTGGGGCAATTCTTGCGCTTGTTTTGAGTGGGGATATTGATAAAGATGGGAAAATACAAGTTTCTGTAGGTGTTATCACAAAATTTGTTTGTAGTGTAACAGTTAGTTTGTATGGAGGTTCTGCATTTATTGAACATTATGGCTATTTGGAAAACTCAATCATGTTCCAAGGCTTTGTGATGCTTATGTTCGCAGTATTTGGG